TTTACTCGCTCTACTTCCTCAATAAAACTTTCGTCTAAATTGTCAATATTGTCCAAGTAAGTAGTGTGAATGTAAGTAACATTTCCTTTAATTCCATTAAATCCAGTTTCAACTCCGCAACTTTCAAAGAATCTTTTATAAATCCAATGCTCTTTAGTGGCAGGATTAAGTATTAATATAACTCTATTCTGCTTTCCTTTTGTTCTAATAGATAAATTTATCTTATCGAAATTAGTTTCGCTTGTTTCCTCTTCTGCTTCGTCTAATATCCAAGTTGTAACACCTTGTAATGATTTAAGGTTTGCTGTGTTACTTCCAGATGAAGTTTGTAAGCCTCTAAATATAATTTCAGAATTTGATTTTTTATTTACTATCTCTTGCTTATTAACTTGGAAGTGTTCGTTTAATTCCATTAAATCTATCTTCTCTTGAAACTCTGGAATAATAGAAAGATGTGCTGAGGTCATTGTTTTTCTGGTAAACAATATCTTATGCCCTGATTCAAACGATAAAAGGCTGGCAAATGTACCAACCCCGAAAGATTTAGAACTTCCCCTACCTCCTGTAATTATAAAGAAACGGGTTTCATTCTCGAAAAGTGAATTATATTTTTTATTTAGTGTTATCAATTATAATCAATAGCTTTACATATTTCTTCTGCTATATTTTCAAATTTATCTTCAAAAACCGCATCATTAAAGTTATCAACTTCTGATTTATATTTGTATAATATTTCTAAAACTTTTTCGTACATAACTATTTAAATTTAATTATATCTTTTAATTCAAAACTATTAATGTTTACATTTTGATCTACAGTTTCTTTAGGCTTGCCAAATATATGCTCAGCTATAAATATCTGTCCTCTTTGAGAGTCTAACAAATCTTTTGTGAATCCTACTTTAGCATCGAAATCAGTTTCGGCTCTATAAACCTCTTTTAAGGCACTTAAAAAAACTAATGTCACATTATCTTCTTCTGCCTTTGTTTTGCGTCCTGCGTTAGCTCTTGCGCCTCCTGCGCCTTTCTTTACTTCTTTTTGTTCTTCCATTTGAAAAATTTTTGGATATTCAAATTATTCATTTTTATTCATATCAATATCTTTTATAAAATCAGCTAACTGTTCTAAAGTATTAAATACATAAACATCATTACTAACACAACATTGCAATCTATTAAAAGTCAATATAAAACCATTTTTAACTTTTTCAACATCAAAATTTTTAAAATCTATCATAATTCATACAATTTAGTTAACTTCTTAATTATAGCTTGATACAATCCAGAACAAGTGCCACAAAGTTTTACATCTGTTTGAAATGCATCGTTATAAATTTCACCTATCTTAATTCTATCTTCACTTACTAAAATATTACTCTTTCTTTTTAAATAATCTCCGTACCATTCTTTTTGCTCGCTTGTCATTTCCTTTGCTCTTTGAAAAGGAAACATTACATTTAAAATATCCTTTCTGTTGTTACAAGATTCACAAGGGGTAATCCCAACTGCACTTGTAACTTTGGCGATAACATCTCCGATTCCTGTAACTTTCTTTTTTCTTCCCATGCTAAACTTTTACATTTATTTCTTATTTTTTGAACTGTTGAAATAGATATTTCGCTATCTCTTGAAAACTTTCTTAATCCATCTTCATAAGAATGTTTAATTATTATTTGTTCGTATTTCTTTAAATTAGAAAATACTTTTTTTGTAACTTCAAATTCTTTTTCTTGCTCTAAATCTATTTCTATATCGTTTTGAATCAAAATAATATTTTCTAATTCAGTAGTTACAAAATGTTTTGATTGTCTTTTAGAATCAATAAAAATGCTATTTAAAACCCTATAAACATATCCATCGTTAATTTCTTTTTTACAATCATATAATTTTAGATACATATCATTTACTAAATCATCAGCCGTAGACTTATCCTTGCATATATTAAATGCAATCTTTCTCCAGTAATCGTCTTTTTTAGATAATTGTTCTATCATTATATTTATTTTGTGGACGCAATAGGACTCGAACCTATGTTAGAAACTTAATTAAAAGATGCCGTAACCATCCCGACATTATACTCTACGCCCATATTCATTTACACAAATATACAAAAAAACCCTTAATAATAGATTAAGGGTAAAAATTAGTTATTTCAATAAATATTTAATAGGTTTCGTATCTACATGCTCTTTAGCCAATTTCTTAGCTTCAACTTTCAATCTCGCTTCCATTTCGAAAATTGTTTCGTATTTGTTTGTTAGTTTGCTCATGGTTATTTCTTGCTAAGTAATATTTTTGAAAACTCTAATATAAAATCTTTGTCAATTACGGATTCTGATTCTGTTTTTTCTTTTATAATTTCACAACAATTATCAAAAATATGCTCTGGAGCAACGCAATAATTATTTTTAATTGATTTATCAACAAATCTTAAATCAGAAGTTCCATTTTCAAGCCTTGCCACAAATAATCCGCTACTTGGATAATTTATATTTTCATTCGCTTCATCATAACTTTTAAAGTCGATGTATTTTATTTCTACTACTTTCATAATTAAACTATTTTACAATTAAGTTTTTCTTCTGCTTCTTTTTTGGTTAGTGTAGGTATAATTTCAGCCCATTTTCCGTTACTAAATATTACCCTTCCATCTATTGAAATATAATTTTCTTCTAAAGAAAAAATAAAAACATTGTTTTCTATTAATACTTCTTCTTTAGCTATTGGAGTTCCACGTTCGTATAGCATTTCCTGAGTGCGTTTCGCATAAGCACCCTCTTTAAATCCTCTCTTCACCGCTTCATTTTTCAGTGCTTCAAATACTTCTTGTTCTGTGGATTCTTTAATTTTACCGTTAGTTCTCCATATAGTACCATCAGCTTGCTTAAAGTTAAATCCTTTGTCATCGTCACACAATCCGTGTCTATTCTTTTCTAAAGTGTATTGACCTAATCCATTAAATCCTAGAGATCCATTAGTTAAATCTTCTACTTTATACCACTTCCCATCTTCCAACTTAACCTCAAACACATCAGGAAACCATTCTTTTAATTTAGGCAATGTAAATCCGTTTTCTAATTCAAGTAATTGCTCTTTTGTGATTGTGTAGGTTGGTTCTTTGCGAGTTATTATTTTAGCGTAGCCTTTTTTATTATGATATAAAACTACCCAATTGTCTTTAAATGCATTTTGAATAAAACAACCTGCACAATATTCAATTTTTTCTAATTCTACAAAGCCTTTATCTCTTTTATGGTCTTGTACTTTATCAGCATTCTTAAAATATTCTTTTACTTCTTGTAGTGTTGGTATATTACCCATAATGTAAAGATTAAAATTATTATTAATATTGTTTTTATAAACAGTTTAAATAGCATATTTGCTCGTTCGTCGTCTAGGTTCATTCTGTTGCTTTTTTGATTAGTTCTTCAATTTCGTATAGCCTAGGCGTTTCACATTCTCTTATTGTTTCTAATATATCTTTTAACATCTCCAACATCTCAGGAGCGCATGCAATTAGTTTAGCGTTTGCTTTTGATTCCTCTTTAGATAAGAATTTAGTGTTAGTAATGCTTATAGCTATTTTTGGCATTTGCACCACAGAATGCCATTCTTTTTCTTCTGTTGGATGTTGATTTGTGTGTACAAATTCCCACTTGCCTGTTGTTCCTTTAAATTCACTCATAACTCTAATAATTTTCGTTAATAACAATTTGATTAATTTGCTCTATAATATCATCTTTAAGCATCCAAGATATATCGACTCCATCAGTCTCAATAGTCCAATGTATCCAACCTCCTTTATATCCTGTTTCAATTTCTTCTTCTTCAAACTCTCCTTTTACTTCAAGTTCTAAACCTTCGTACTTAATGTTGTGTGTTGCTTCCATAATTAATAAATTGGCGGTTGTGGTTTTGTTATTGGTTGTTAGTGGGTGGCTTTTATATCTCCGAATTTAAAAAATACTTTTCTATTAACTAAAAATGATGCTTCTATTAAACTTCCATAAGCATTTATAATCCAAAAATCCCCACTATTTTTAGGTAAATCATCATCACTTTCAATTTTAATCCAACCGTTGTTATTTTCGATTCCTTGAAGTGATAAAGGTCTAAAATATGTCATAAAACAATCTGGATTAGTAATAACTCTGCTTTCGAATAAATCCTGATTATTAACCATGTGATTAACTAATTTTTTTTCAGTTGAAATGGACAGCCTGCACCATCCATCCTGATCTATCTTATCATTCCAATAATCCACGTAAGCCTCTTGTATTTTTTCTTGTTTTGTCATAATTTAGCTTTCAATTTATTTAAATATTCATCCATCATCTGGACTAACTCTGGTTTTATTCGTCTTTGATACTGAACGTTTCCTTTAGGTTTTGCGCCTGAGTTCTCACGCTTACCGCCTCTGTTATCGAGGTGGTTTGGTTTTAAGTTTTGTGACATTTTATTTAGTCCTAAAAGTTATTTTTGGATTTTTACCCTCACTTTTTTCTAGTCTAAACTCTAGAGTCGTAAGCCCGTCTCTAGTTCTGCATCCGTTCCACCATGAAGATCCTTTTTCAGTATCTCCAACTTCTAAATCTATACGCATATCTTCTCCAAATCTGCTATAATGGTCGGTAACTTGAAAAGCCAAATCATTATCCCCGTGTTTTGCTTTTAATATTTCTAAATCTGTTTCATTTAGTATTAAATCCATTTTAGCAAATTGTTCTTCTATTTTCATTTAAACTCCTTTTTTAAAACTAATGCAATTCTATCCATTAAATCCATCTTCGGAATATTTTCTATTCTTAGGTTATCTAATACTATATCAAATTTATTCTTACCCCATCTTTCTATAAATAAATGTAATTCTTTCAATGTGCAACCTCCGTTGGAACTTCTAAATTAACATAAGTTTTTTCATTTTCTTTTTTTTCATCTGGTAAATATCTAATTATAATAATTCCAATTATACAAAGAACAGCAACTATAATACATATTTTTACCCAATTAATCATTTGCTTCTCCTTTGTCCGTCTTTAAACATCGATGACACACTCCGCCATTTGCTTTTGATTCTTCCAAATTTATTTTTCTTTCACAAAATTTACATTTAATCTTTTTTATTTTTATCATTTTAAAATTTTCTCCAAGGTGCAACACTTAAAAAAGTATAACCTACCCATACAAAATAATATGGTGCTTTTAATATATTAATAAATTTTTCTTTGCTCATTTTTTATTTTTCTCCGAATATCTTCAAGTTTTTCTTGTTGTTTTTTAATTTTCTCTTGGTGTTTCTGAATTATTTTTGACATTTTAGCTTAATGGATATGGGTCTTTTTTCTTTCTACTTTTAATATAAAACCAATAAATATAAAAGATAGTTAATATAATTATAATTCCTATTCCCCAATTTGTTATAGAATCTGAATTAAACATTTCTTTTAAAGAAATAAAGGCATTATTAAATATATGTAAGAACCAAGCAGGATATGCACTTCCTGAAATTAAAGTTAAAACTCCCATCATCAAAGCAAATACTAAAACATAACCTAAACCTACATCTGTAGTTCCATATCTCCAAAGATGATTAACAACCCAATAAATTGTAGTGGTAATAAGATAGAATAAAATTGAATAAATATTAAAATTATTTTTAGTCCATTGTCTTTTTCGTGCAATAATACCTAATATAATGAATGTCCACAATCCTACTGCAATAAATCCTAAATTTTCCATTGCTGGAACGAGAGTTATATTATAAATTAATTTTGAAACTGGAGTAAACTGTTGTTTAATTGTTCCTACAAAACTACTCTGTGAAACATTTACTAAAAATAATGTTAAAATTGACATAATTATTACTGACAACCAAAATATATTCCAATGTCCACCTCTAATATTTTTTATGAAACTCGGAGATGGGCTTTCTCCATAAGATGCAATTCCAGTAAAATTTCCGTATTCTTTATCATCTCTTCGGTCATAATAAACAAAAAATAAACCCAAAATTATCAAACCAATTTCCCATGCAGTAGTAGAATAAAAATTTAACTTTTCCAATATTTCCTTGTCTTCAAAACCTCCAAATGCTAAACCAAGAACCTTAGGCAATATTCCTTTCATTAATATAACTTATCCAATTAATAATTCATACTTTAATAATTTTAGTGTGAGTGTTAATTTTACTTATTCAGATTCAAATTTAAATTCATGTTGGTG